CTTCATTCATTCTTGATAAGTTTGGTTTTAAAAAAGTAAGGGGATAAACACAAATTATACAAACGCCAAAGATTAAAACGTTTGAATATTAGAACTTTACATGTAAGTGATAAAAAACAAATAGTACAAGAAGGTTAATAAAAGGTAAAGAGGTGGTTAATTTGTATGGGCAAAAATTAACCGATATACCGACATAGGTTAATAGTACCGGGCAATATACCGTAAAAGGTTATAAAACAAGGCAAAACAGGCTAAAACAGGCCTGTTTTTTTATGCCCTTACAGGTAGGTTTACCGGGTTGTTTGGCCTCCTGTTTTGTGGCCGTACCAAACCGGCTATTTTTGCTTAAAATACGATTTATACACGAGTTAGTGCCTAGTTAGTGCCTAAATAGTGCCAAAAATCATTTGATTGAATATCCTTTGTGACAGTTTAATGCTTTGAATATGCCGTTTCTGAGTGGATTGGATACCCTTTAAGACCTATAAATGTATGGGTTGGAATAGCTTAAATTAAGTATATCTATCTGATATTCAAATATATAGTTGTTTTTTAGGCGAAAAAACAACTATATACCGGAATAACGGGCAGTTCGGAAGGTTTTATGAGACCTTTTAAAGTCCACAATCTTTTTTTAATTAAGGTTCGGCAGCATGCAAATAATTAACAGGTTGCTTACCTTGTTTTTTTAGTATGGAAACCTCGTTTTTAAGTTCCCCTATTTCTTTGGCCATTTCAATTATCTTCTGGTCTTTTCGGTCAAGCATATCCATCAGCTTTTCTACCATTTCAGGCGCCGGCCCGCTAACTGGAATTCTAATTTCATTATCAGAAAGCATAAATCCGTTTCCAGTTAATAACCATTTTAGATCAATATCTACAAACAATTCAGTAATACATGTAAGTAAATCTGACGGCACGGTCGGATATTTTCCTGTTCTTGTATCAATATTGAATAATCTATTGACCTTTTGCTGGGAAATATTTACCACTTCTGAAAACTTTTTGACGTTACCATCTGCCTTATAATCAATAACATCCTTTATTCTTCTATTTAATTCAGGTAGCTCCATGAAAAATAGTACGGAAATGTTTGTATTTATATGAAATGTATGTATGTTTGTAATCACATTGTAAAAGCAAATATATAACAAATATAAAGCAAAAATAAAGGACTATGAACAAAGAGAATATCAGAACACAAAAAATAAGCGATAACGACAAGCTTATACTCCAACAAATTAGCGAGTTGATACAACGGGCGCCTAGTTATTGGACAGATGTTGTGAAGGGTAAAATGAAAGTAACGACGACAGCAGTCTACTATTACTCAAAAGGACTCCGCGGTATGCGTAAAGGATGCCACAAAGAAGTATTGAGGATTTTGATCGAGTTGATTGAAAAAGAAAACAAAGCCGCGGCTAAGCTTTCAGAAGAAAGCCAGGCACTGATTGATAAAATGAATACTAACCAATAAAACTACAACATTATGGAATCATTTCTTTCTCAAGATCAACAATGCGACGCTTTACATCTTCAATTGCAACATTTATTCCCTCCTCTTCGGTTTGAGAAAGACCCTGGCGAAGATGATCGCTTTCGTCGAATAGCAAGCCGTATAGCTTTTCACCAAGCGTGTTCCAAAAATAAATTTTTGTCTCTGTGCAAAAATTTGGGTTGGGCATTTCTAAAGCCGCTGCAATGCCAAACAGAACGTCGTATAAGGCGTCGTTTTGAGCCTTCAGTATCTGAACCGATATGTTCGTCCTGGAGAGAGCGTTTCGAAGCTCAACAAACTGTAAAAAGTCTTTAGTATCCATAACTGAAATTTTCGCAAAAGATAGCAAAATGTATCAAACTCTCGACAACGCAGCAGTTGCAATAAGTGTCAACGATTGGATTAGCCTTGGATTCACACAGGATCAATTAAAGAAAGACAGTTCAAGGGGTTTCCTTAAGATCGTTCATCGTTCAATCAACGGCAATACAATGATTGACGTTAATTCGATTAAGAGGCCCGACCGCAAACGAGTTATTGAGGCGGCGTTTGGCAGACTTGACAAACCGAAAAAGGTAATTCCAACTTATTCGGTTGAGTTTGACACACAGGCGCGCGATCACTATTTGACTTATTGCAAAGTTGATGGATCGCCACTGGATCCGGATGCAATCAAGGAATATACAAACCTGGCAAGCGTACTGAATGGATTGCGCCGTGGTCTGCAAATACAACAGGCTGCCCGCGCAAAAAATGGAAAGCGCGTACCGATGGGCGAATTTTGGCAACTTGCTTTATATTGGTATCTATACCAGGCTACCGGAATACAGTTTGACGAAGAGCACCCGATTAAACTTGATAACATATCAAAAGACAACGCGCCGTATCCGTGTCGCTTAATAAGCAATCCTCGCAGTCTTGAAAGGCTGTTTAAACGATTTATAAAGGAGGGCTACGACAGCCTTATACATGGCAACCAGGGCAACGATAACTCGCGCAAAGTTTCTACCTCAATCGAAAATTTATTTCTGGCCCTGTGGCGCACTTACGACAAGCCATTTATCACGACTGTTCATCAGCGTTACCTCGAGTTTGTATCCGGATCGAAAGAATTTCACGATAAAAAGACCGGTGAGGTTTTTAACCCTGCCGATTTCAGGCACAAAGGCCGCGCGATGGAAGTTACTGAAGCGACCGTTTGGAATTACCTGAAGGACGAAGTGAATAACACCGCTGTTTATACCGACCGCAACGGAAACTTTGATTACATGAATAAAAAGCGGCCTAAACACCAGCGCAAACTGGGCGCTTATTCGCTCTCAAAAATTTCGATGGATGATGTGGCCATGAGCCGCCAATCGGTTCGCGGTTGGGTGTACAAATACATTGCCGTTGACGTATTGAGCGGTTATTGGTTTCGCCCGGCCTACGTGGTTGGTAAGCCAACCGCCAACACTGTTTTGGAATCGTTCAGGAATATGTTTTGTGAATTGGCTGAGCTTAATATGCCGATGCCTGGCGAATTGGAGGTTGAGTATCACCTTATGCAGGATATCAGTTGGCTGAATGAATTGTTTCCCTTCGTACGGTTCTGCGAAAGTTTCACAGAGAAACGCGCCGAACATGCCATCAAGGCTTTCAAGTACGGTGTATCGAAAAAAGAAGGCCACACGCGCGGTCGCTGGTATGCCGGACACGAAGCTTTCCGGAGCGTTCGGAATAAAGTAAATGGCGACTATGTTATTGAGGGTAAACAGTCGGATAAGGTATTGAACGGAACAATAAGGACCAACAATTTCAAGGCCGACAATCTTCAACCACAGACCATTGTAGCCGATGATTTGGCCGATGTGATAAAGCACAACAACGAACTGCACCCGCTCCAAAAAACTTACCCCGGAATGACCCGCCGCGATGTGCTGATGCAACGCGTTAACCCGAACCTGAAGCCAGTTGAAAACAGGTACCTGTATAAGTACATTGGGAATGTGACCGAAACGAGCATTAACAACAACGACTGGTGCTGGATTAACGATGAACGTTTCGAGATTGCTGACTACACGGCCATAAACCGCCTGAAACCAAACAATAACACCGTAACCGCCTACTGGATGCCCGAAGCTGATGGCACTTTGAAGACTGCCTACTTGTACCAGGGCGACACATACCTGTGCGAGGCTCTTAATAAGTCGCTAAACGCTTACAACGAATTTGCTTTCGAGCGCACCGAGGATGATGAAGCCGGAATGCTGCACCAGCAAAAACGCCTTGCGAAATTTGACAAGATGATTGGCGACCGCCGTTCCGACATTCCGATTATTGGCAGTATGGACGCCACAGAGGCCAAACAACTGAATGAAATTACAACTACGATAGTACCCGAAACCGCGCAACCTGTTGGATATGAAACTGACGAGCTTGATTACAACGATTGGGCTGCAAAAGCGGTGAATGCACTCTAACAATTAAAACCAAAAATCATGATCACTACCGAATTTAAAAACAAAGTAATAGAAGCGATGGCCGTATCGCGCGCCAATTTCGACGGCTCCGACGCCCGCTTCTCAGTATCAATCGGAATTAACAATGCAATCTACAGCCGCATTAAGAAGGGCGAAACCGAACAGGTTCTTTCAGACGCTAAGTGGATAAGCCTGGCACGGCAGTTAAACGTGAGCCTGAGCAACCGCGCCGAATGGAAGATTGCAAACACTCCGGTTTTTCAATTCATCACCACACAGTTGGGTGTTTGTCAAAAACAGGGTTTGTCTTCGCTGCTTGTCGATTTGTCAGATATCGGCAAAACAGTTTCGGCACAGCATTATTGCCGTAACAATAAGAACGCGGTGTATGTAGATTGCTCGCAGGTAAAGAGTAAACAAAAGCTGATCCGGAGCATTGCACAGGGTTATGGCGTTGGAAGTACTGGCCGGTATGCCGATGTTTACGGCGACCTTGTTTTTTACCTGAAAACGCTCCCAACTCCCCTGATTGTACTCGACGAGGCTGGTGACCTGGAACATTCTGCATTTCTGGAAATAAAAGCCCTCTGGAATGCCACCGAACACTTTTGCGGTTTTTACATGATGGGCGCCGATGGTCTTGAAGCCCGGATGCGCAATTCTATCAACTACAAAAAAGTAGGTTATACAGAGCTTTTCAGCCGCTTTGGCAAACGATACGGTAAAGTGATACCAGTTTCAGGAGAAGAAGGTAATAAGCTGCTGAGCGCTACGGCAATGATGATCATCAAAGCCAACGCGCCCGAAGGATCGAACCCGGGCGCGATACTACGCAACACAATGGGCGAAGATGGCCGCCCCAGCTTACGAAGAATATACAACGAACTGACGAAAGCTCAATGAAGCGAGCCTATTCTGTAAAGAATGTCATCGATGCAAAATTCAAGGTGCTGCCATTTGCCGGTAAATGGAAAGATGCGATTGGTTGCCCTGAGTTTTGCGGTACATGGATAGTTTTTGGAGATATCAAAAATGGAAAAACGTCATTCACAATGGAACTAACGAAATACTTAACGAATTGGGGACGGGTTTTATTCAATGCTGTTGAAGAAGGCTTATCACTGTCGATACAGGAAGCTTACATCAGATGCAACATGGGCGAAGTGAATGGCAAATTTATCATGATTGCGAATGAATCTGTTCAGGAATTGCGCGAACGCCTTTTGATGCACAAAAGCCCCCAGGTGGTAGTAATTGATACCGTACAGTTTTGGGGAATTAAGTATTCTGAGTACAAGAAACTGAAAGCTGAATTCCCAAATAAACTATTCATCTATGTCTCGCATACCGAAGGTAAAAAACCGGACGGAAAAGTAGCACAGCAGATATGGCGCGATGCAAATGTCGCTTTTCGGATTGAAGGTTTTCGCGCCTTCCCGGTTGGCCGGTATGGCGGCGGCGAATACATCGACATAAGCGCTGAAAAAGCAAATGAATATTGGGGATTAACAACATAACAAAACGCAAAAAATGGAAAATATCATTCACAAAGCACTTACATCAAAAACGGTTCAGCGCATGGCCACCTCGCAGCGCATGAAGGAACGCGAAGTATGGTCGCTGTTTTTCGACTCCGGATGTGATTACCTGGACCAGCTACGGCACCGCATTACACATTACAACGTATTTAAGGCTCAATTTGGTGAGCTTTTGAACTCCGGCTCATTGAAAAAAACTACCGTCACCGAAGCATTTCAGGAAATACTGGCCTCTCCCGATTTCTGGAACTGGTGGAGCTCGCAACTGTGGCGGGTGTGTAACGCCTTCAGCAACATCAGCGCGGACGAAATACACATCAGGTTAATGTTTAACACCAGCTTAATACCACAAAAAACACTTGACAAAATATTTATCAATGAAAAACGACAAGAATTCAGCAGAGAACAGGAGGGCATGCCGCGAGTCTTTAAGCACCGAACGGAACAAGTGTGCTGAGCTGGCCGGTGCGTTGCTTGCGAAACAACTATCAGGCGATTTTACCGCCGAAACTGCCCGCAAATTGAATCTGCTGAACTACAAGATTGAGGTGCTTAAAAACCGCTTGAATGGCAAGTTTGACAACGATTACCGCAATGAAATTGAATTTACAATACCAAAAACGCAACGAAAATGATTGTACAAATACACCTTACTGACTCGCAACTAACCAACTACCTGAAAATAATTGGTTACGAAACCGCGATGGTTGACGCAACAGAATGGCGAAGCGAATACCACAACCGCTGCGAGCCGGTAACTGTCTCGAAGCTGCATGTGGTTCTATCAGACGGATCGAAAAAGCCCGCCAAAGAATTTTTTGAAACAATTATAGACGAAGCAATTATTAACATCATAAAAACAAATAAAAAATGAAAGACATCGAGATTGAAGATTTAACTCCGGAACAACTGGAGCAATTGGAACTAAAATTAGCCGCAAAAAAGCAAGCGAAAAAAGATGCCTTAGCCAACGAACGTGCGAGCTACAAAGAACTGGTTAATCAAACCGTTCGCGAACAGATTATCGACCTGCAATCGGTGAGCAACATGTTGAGCCTTGCAAAAGCAGAGGTTTACGGCTCGTTTGCCGCAATCATACAGCTTAAACAGGAGCTTTACGGCGCAAAATCAGGACAACAGAGCCACACTTTTACCGACGATGACGGTAACTCCGTCACCATTGGCTTCCGTGTGATTGATAAGTTCGATGACACGCTGGATATGGGTATTTCGCTAATACGCGAGTACATCACAGGTCTGGCCGTAGATGCAAACAGCGCAAACCTGGTTGACATGATCAACAGCCTCCTGAAGAAGGATGCGAAAGGCAATCTTAAACCAAACCGCGTTCTTGACCTCCAGAACCTGGCAGATAAGGTTCAGAACGAACAGTTTTACAAGGGCGTTGAAATCATCCGTGCCAGCTACAAACCCGTGCGCTCGGCTATTTTCATCGAGGCCGAAGTACTCGACTCGATCGGAAAGAAGCAAGCCGTTCAGCTTTCGATCACATCTGTCGATTTTCCCGAAGGCTTTGAACCAAACTTCGAGATTTTCAAATAGAACAACTTTCCCAAAGTTTTATAACGCTTGGAAAACTTTGGGAAAGTTAAAGCAGTAGTTCTTTGTAAATGGTTTTTTTCGTGATTGATTGAAAAACCAATTCATTTTTTCTGATAGAGACGCGCAATTGCGCGTCTCTACGAAAAAAAAAGAAAGGAGGGCACAATGAGAATGAAATAGGGACATTGATACAAAGCAGGTGGTTATTCACACGCTTACTCTAAATGCAAATTTAAATTAACTGACAGGCCGGAAAGACGGCCAAATTTGCCGGATGTTCGGTCGCTACGGTAGTAACTTGGATGGAAACGAAACAAGCAACCTAAGGCTTCGAGAAATGAGGTTTGAGTCCTCGATCCGGCACAATCCCGAACAATCGGGAGTAACCAATAAAACTTATAGCGATGGACATAACAATTAGAATCAAGCTTATAAATCGGTTCAAGCCCCAGGGTTTGGCCGATTATAAAAGAAGCCGGGCAATGAAATTACCGGTACGCTCCAGGAGCAACGATGAAGACCACTTGAATATTTTTGCAAAAAAGCTAAAGAATGTCAACACAGACAGGCTGAGCCAGGCAGTTTCTGAAGAAGTTATAAGGATTAAGGAGCTTGCAAATTTCCAGATAAAAGATTCCGCTGACTATGGTGATAAACTGATTGGCAAAATTGAAGTATGGGGATACAGCGACTGGTATTTTCCTTGCTTCATCCCGGTTGGGTCGAACAAGAATGGTTCGACAAGCTCACCAACCGCGGCAAGCTTAGCGGCTGTTGAAGATAAATCACAACTGAAGCTATTCTAAAGACATGGAATTCGAACCCTACAACAAAAAAGGTTTTTTACTTCCCGACTCAATCGACAGCATGGCTGGTTATCATGCGAAGCTTTTCCCGGATGGACGGTACATTTTCCGCATACACGATTGTATTACCGGCATTCGGCTAATCGGCGAACTAAGGACAGAACAGGACTTTATTGACGCCTTCAACAAAACAAAAGAACTGGCACTGGCTCTTACTGATTTCGCTTTCCATGTCGAAAGACTACGATGCAATTTATACCACAACCCCAAACACAAAATACATGAAACATTCTAAAAAACAAATCACCGACCGCATGATGCTCCTATGCACGACAATGGTCACAGGCGGCAAAGTATTGGTAAAAGACAAAGCCGACAACACCATTAAGCAAAGCACCATTACTGCCATTTATTCCGATCGCACAGTCGGCCTGCCCGACTGTATACACTGTGAATACGGAATCTTCGATGTTACCATCTAAAGCCCTGATTGCCCTGAAAAACATTGATTTATTAACACACATAGGATTTTGCGATTAAAATATTATTACCATGAACGAATTTATAGCCTTGGTTGCCGAAATGCGCCGTTTGCAAGTTCAATATTTTACCCGTGGCCGCGACAAATATGTACTGATGGAATCGAAAAAAGCCGAAAGCGAAGTGGATGAGTGGCTTTCAAATAATGGCTTTACCGGCGGCCCGGTTAAAAAACAGGTGGCCGATGCAAAACAGCCCTCATTGTTCTGAAACAACTTTTCCACAATGGTATGTAAAATAATTTTCACCACAGATAACGCAGATTAACACAGATAAAAAATGAAAAAAGACAAAGAATACCCGGACGCAGTATTAGAGGCTTACGACACAATTGAAAAAATGATCGTGCCTAAGGAAGACCAACCGCTTTACGAAGCCAACGCCACCACCGGCGAGTGTTTATTATTCATGCTCAACCGGCTGTATGAGGCTGATCCGGCAGAATAGTAAATAGTAAATAACCAAATAGTAAATAAAAAAAGATGATTATAGCAATAGATTTTGACGGAACAATTGTGGAGGATAAGTTTCCAAATATTGGAAAACCCATACCACAGGCATTTGATACTATTTCGCACTTTCAGGCGTGCGGGCATAAGCTGATTTTGTGGACATGCCGAACCGACCTGGCAGAACGTGCCTACCTTACCGAAGCAGTCGAGTTTTGCCGCAATTACGGCCTTGAATTCGACGCAGTAAACGACAATTTACCCGATGCCCCTTTTATGGAAAAAGGAAACTGTCGTAAGATTTATGCTAACCATTACATTGATGATAAGTCATTATTCCCTTTATGGGAGGTATATGCAGGAGGAATCTTATGAAAAAACAACAACCACGCTACCGCCGCCTTGACCTTATAAATACGATGCCAATAGGCGAACAGGGACGAATTGCCCGCCGGCTTGGAGTTTCGAGAGGTTACGTTTCGGCAATTTTGAACGGGAGAAGTAACCAGCAAAGCGACAAGGGAATCAATGTTATTCGCCTGGCCGAGGGGGCCGCAGAAAAAGCAAGGTGTAGGGTGGTAAGAAGGAAATAAAAGTAGTGAACTATCAATTAAAGGAGAAAATGGGATTGTTATGTGGATGGATAATTTTCATTACAAATTACACTTTCAGGCTCCTCCCAAACCCTCCCCATAAGGGAGGGCTTAAAAAACACAATTTTCAACATTACATTTAGAAAAATGAAAAACACAAACACACCGGGTTCCAATCACCCCTCTTTTGGAGGGGCAGGGGGGAGGCTTTTAAAACACCGCAAATTAATGACCGTGCTTGGAAAGGCCAAAATTGACAGCGATAGCCGTCACGACTTGGTTTACTCCTGGACAGCTGGGCGCACTGCCAGTACCAAAGAACTGTTTGACCGCGAAATGGACGACCTGATTTGGAAGATTACCAACGATTTTGGTTTTCGTAACCAGTTGAACCCAAATTTGGAGATTGAGCGGCGAAACAAACGCGCTACGGTGCTGGCCATTGCCGGGCGTGTGGGCTTTTTCCCGAACGGTAGCAGCAATTTTGAAGCCTTTAACCGTTTTATGATTTCGGGCAGCATCCTAAAAAAAAGGCTCGAAAAGTATCTACTGGACGAACTGGACGCGCTGATTAAACAGTTTAGGGGAATTGAGGCCAACTACAACCGTAGTGCTGAGCAAACCGGAACAAAGGCCTGGCACCATAAAAATAAACTGCCAAAGCCGGGAGAGAACTAAATAGGATTTACAATTATACAATTTACTATTTACTATTTGGCTTCGCCCGCAAATTGTAAATCGTAAATAATAAAATTGTAAATAAAACTAATATTGACAATGATTAACAAAAAATGTACATTCGCTGCATGGCATACAACCGGAGAAACATACTGTTACGTATTATTGATGTGCAGAATATATACAAGGAAAACAGCAAAAACTGGGTCGATGGACCCGGTTTTCTCTCCGACCGTCACGTGTACGACACAATGATTTTCCCCAAGTACAAAATATCAAAAGCTTGTTTTTACGAATACCTGCGCACACCAGCCGAACGCCAGCTTAAAGAGCTCGAGGCAAAACGAAAAGAACAGTTATCGTTGTCGCTTTTTGAATAAAAAGGGAGCCTCCCCCCTGCCCCTCTCCGCCAGCTGGCGGAAGGGGTGATAAGAACGCTCCGAATAATTTAAATAATAAATAACAACTGATTATGAAAATTGATAGATTTGATGCAAAAAGCATCATGGCAATAACTTCTTATACTTATAATGGCAATAAAATACCATTCGATATTAATGGAGATGTAATATTGAACGCCACCCTAATGGCAAAACCATACGGGAAATTGGTTAAAGACTGGCTCGTTTTGAAGCAAACCCAAGAATATATTAAAGCGTTGATAATCAGCCGTGAGGGGAATTCTCCTAACGGTGATTATCAGATACTTACAGATTTTACAAATATACCCGGTTATACCCGCACGGTACAAGGTGGAAAACCCGATGAACAAGGAACATGGATGCACCGAAAAATAGCTATCAGGTTTGCCCAATGGCTAAACCCTAACTTTGCCATTTGGGTCGATAACAAAATAGAAGACCTTCTTCTGAATGGTTTTACTTCGACAACCAGAGAGTATGTAACCAAAATGATCGAAAACGGGCAATTAAAGCTCAGTGTACACGAAATAAAAGGACTTCATGGCGGCACTTATGTTCGTATGCCCAATGTTATAATTCTAACTGATGATTGCGAGTGGGGTTACACTCAATTTACTTTGGGAAATAGGAGTTTTGATACCATTTCTGTAATTTATAAAGGCACAACATGGATACATGGGCCACAGTTTTTACGCGAAGTTGGTTATGTAACAAGGGAAAGTGATGTTCCATCGTTTTTTAATACGGTGGATCGCCGTTTTTTACACCGTTTTTCACCGTTTAACAAAGGGCTTGCCAGGCATTTTATAAGCAAAGCCGGATTAGCGGTGTTGGGTTTTAGTATCGATGGACAGGCGAATATTGTTGACCGTATTGAACTGGCAAAACGTTTCCGCTCGGTTAAAGAAGCAATTCCCGATTTTGAGAAACGGCTGATTAATCTGATAGACTCAGTTAAAACGCTTCCCGAAAAAGAATTTTTAATTGACCTGTACAAACTGTTCAAATAATTTCTATATTTGCCCCTGTCTATCAATTATTGCACTTCAGGGGCAAAATTCCTGAATCTTTTATAAGTAAAAATAACGGCTCGTTCGTAATGGTGGCTTACCCTGAAAAGGATAGCAGATTCCACGCCCCGCGTGTAATTGATAGACACACCTTAGACGGACGAGCTTTTTTTTAACCATTTTAATGTCTATCAAATGGAACAAAAAAATGAAAAGCAGGTTACAAATCTGCAAGTGGTGGAAATCGACCATCACAAATTTGCTGTTGAATTACTTTCCGGCAATTGTTGTGTTAATCTTACCCAGTTAGCAAAACCCTACGGACAATCGAAAAGACCGGTGGATTGGCTTAAAACTGATGAAGCGTGTCAGTATATTGACACTTTGTCCGAAGTGAAGAAAAGCACTACGGCTGATCTGGTGATAGTTAAAAAAGGGGGCATTCCAGGAAACCAGGGAACATGGTGTACTGACCGTAGAATTGCCATCCGATTTGCCCAATGGTTAAGCCCACAGTTCGCCATTGCTGTCGACGATTTGATTTTACGGTTGCTTACACGGCAGGCGGTACTGGCCGATAACTTTAACGGGGTTGAGCCAGTTATCAACGGTGGTAAACTATGGTACAATTACCTTGATGTATTGGAAAGCCTCGGGAAAAGCCGCAAAAGTGGCAGTGTGGCCGCCCGTAAAAGGCTATACCCGCAGCATTTTGTAAAGTTGTTTGGCCGTAACTTTATTACCCCTAAATTTTGCAACTTCCTGAAAACGCAGAGCGATGCCCACCAGTTGAAACTTGATTTTATTTTTACCAATAAAGCGGTAGGAGGGCAATCATAATGGTAACCATGACCAAAGACAGCTTCAGTATTGAGGTTAAAACGGGCGGGTGCTCGCCACACGAAAACTATGTTGATACCATGCACGGCATTATAAACGTAATGCAATGCCAGGATGAAGACATGCTGGATAAGAACTTTCAATTGCTTGAACTATTAAAAGAAATGCTCCCAACACTCGAACAGGCAAAGGCTATGTTTGACGAGATAAAGAGCCTCCCCTAAATCCCCTCCCAAAGAGGGGACTTTAAGAACGCTCCAATTAAAGCGCTACCAATTAAAAAGCCCGGTCGCATTGATCGGGCTTTTTTTAAGCCCTCCCTTGTGGGGAGGGTTTGGGTGGGGCTGTTTACAGCACCTTTTTTGCTTCAAACTCCACAAAGGTAACCATCCAGCCCTTGTGCTTGTGCCAGTGCTGCCACACCGTGAAATCGAACGGCGAGGTTAACGCCACTTCCCCCAATTTGGGCACAAACCGTTTCAGCGTATCCAGGGCGAAATTAGCCGTTACTTCGTGCGCCGCCACCATAGTGTCGGGTATTGTGCCATCGGTGCCGGTGAGCGCCTGTGTTACAACGTGCAGCCGTATTTTCACGGGCGTTCGCTTCATTTCCTTGCTTACATGGTCGAACTTTAACGGATCAGGAAACTCCACAAAAATACGGGGTGTACTGGCAATGGTGCTTTCGTATTGCACGTTGTACCACTCAATTCCCTTCAGTACCAAATCTTCATCAGCGGTGTTTAACTGCTGTTTAATTGCTTTGTAAATAGAATTTAGCATGTAGAAGCCCCTCCTAGCCTCCCCGAAGGGGAGGGACTGGCCGGGGTACGCCAGCTTTATTGGTTAATTAAATATCAATACTCTCATTCAGCGCACTCTTATCACCCCTCCTTCGGAGGGGCAGGGGGGAGGCCTCTATTTAAATATATCATCCACCATTTTATCAAACTTCCCTTCAATCCGTTTATTCAGCGCCTCCGAGTCGCCAATCATTTTGCGTTCAGGCATCGTGAAGCCCGGAGGCCGTCCGGCCTGCAAGCCATCGTTATGAACATCGGCATACGGCAATGAGCTGGTAAACTCAACCTGCGTGCCGGTGGCCGTCGTTTCTTGTTTCCACGACCGTTTTAGCGATCCGCCGCGTTTTTCGCCCATCAGCGTTTTTTTGCTGGCTCCCTTGGCCTTTTTTTTCTTCCAGGCTTCGTATTGCCCCGGCTTGGTTTCAAAGCCTTCTTTTGCGAAGTTATCGGCAATAAACCGTAAGCCTTCAACCTTTGCAATGCCGGGCAAACGCTTAACGGCTGCCGGTAAACGTTGCCTGATTTCGTTTATTTTATTGAAAAATGCGTTATTCATTATTATTTACGATTTAATTATTTACGATTTACAATTTAAAACTTTCCCAAAGTTTTTTCAATCTTGGACAAACTTTGGGAAAGTTGTTTGAATTGGAAAAGTTGTTATATTTGTATCGAATTCGATTGTCGGGTGACCTGTTCAATGTCGTGAGATACAACACCACCCCTGCGGCAATCGAATTTTTTCGTTTATAAAAACTTCAGAAGATAAAAATAAAGGGCTCCCGTTGTATCTTCCTTTGCCTTCAGAATAAAACCTTTTCCTTCCCAAACATGATATTTAGCGATGCCGGTATTGGCTTCCATTTTAGCCTTATCAATCTTTCTATATTCTTCAACCCGGTGTTTACCCGTGTCAATCATATCCTGAAGATTTTTAGGGTTGAGCATGGCCGTAAGAGCCGTAGCATTGTCTTTATTGAAGCTTCGGGTTTTGTCGATGCCAACGCGGTTAATTGCAATTTCCTTGCCCTTATATGCCAGCGTTTTGCCGCGAACTTCAGATAGTACCAATTCGTTCAATCTTATTTTTAGCTGGGTAACTCCAACCTTGGTTAATTCGCCTACATCGGCCCTGGGTGCGCTGGTGTAATAACCTGCCGAATCGCTGAATATCTTTTGATCGACGCCCGGATTAAAATCGAAGCCTTTCGGGGCCGGGGTATTCTCATGCCCTTCGGTTTTATTCACCTTCTCGTCGGTTTGTATCACTTCGCAACGGCAGCCAAAGCCCAACGGCGGTGTATGCGAGTTCCAGAAAGGATCATTTATAGGGAGTATCAAACCGTCGAGACGGGCATGTTCAGGGCGTACGTCACTGTCACCGGCTGTGCGCCATTCGAGGTTAGGATATAGGTCCGCATTTTCCTGAAAGCCGGTCCAGCGTTCGGCGGCGGCAGCGTTGGCAAATATGCCTTGCTTTTCCGTCTTCAGGTATTCGGCATACCGTTTTTCAATGCGGCTTTTGTCCAGGTCGGTTCTAACGGCTGAAAGCTCCCTTTGCTTTTGCGCCTCGCGGAATGTTGCAAAACGGGCCGCATCGGACTGTAAATTATTGTAGAGTTTAAAGCGTGGATCGGTGTAGCTTATTTTGCTAATATCGATACCGGTACCCATACTCACCTGTTTGGCATACTGACTGAAAATATCGGCAAACGAATCGTTATTTTGTGCGGCTAAGGTACGCAGATGTGATGCGTGCGGAGACAAGGCGTGCCTTGTCTCTACGAACCCCAGGGGCTTATGAACACTTTTTTTTTTAGCCTGGCATTTGCTTTCTTGTTGCCTTCCGGTTTCTGGTCGTTGTCTTCAACGCTTTCTTCCTCCCCTCCTTCAGTGGCTTCGGGGGCTTTCTGTATTTTTTCATCCAGCGACGGAAAACGACCAACAGCGCCTTCGAGCGGGTAACCCCAATAATTCAGGAAAGGAATAAGTTCGTAATTGATGATGTTTTGAGCCTCGCGAAGCCGCGAATGGTGAAAGTCGTTCAGTATGTTTTCGGCTACCTCGGCAGTGCCCACAAAAGCTTTTTCAGCGCCGGTGCCATATTGCCCGTTAATTATTTTAGAAATGTACTGGTCGCACTTGTCAATGTTCTTATCGTATATCAAATAGCCGCTGCCGTTGTTCGAAGCCTCAAATTTTTCAACGATATCATCAGTTCCAACTATTGCATAACCGTTTCGGCTGAAATTACGCGCGCCATTTTCAACCACGTCCAGGTCTTTCCCTTCAGCATCGGTTTTTACCACGATGCGCGGTTGTCCCCATTTTTCGGAGTGTTCGTTCCAGTCGCGGCGGGCAAAGCTCTTAATAATCACTTCCCTGGTCAATGCCTCCAGCAATCCCAGATCATCCTTCACGCCCAATTCAATCAAAAAATAATCGTAAGGGTTTACAATTTCGCCCTTTGCAGGGTCCTCGTTGGCGTAAGGTATCCCGGTTGTGTCGGTCACCTCTACAATCAGGTGCTTTTTGTGCGGGTACACGTTGTAAGTCGGGAAAAGCTTACAATCTATAAACTGGTTGTCAACATCAAATTGCCCGAATTCGCAAAGCCGGTAGCCCCACAACTCAACGTCAATTAATATCTCCTTAAACTTATCGAACCATGGCCGTTGAAACAAGGCCGTCATTTCGGCATTGTCAGTACCATCTTTCGAGACAATGAACTTTTCGGCCTTTATTTTATTTACGGCAATACGGCGTTGCGTTTTTACTTCAGGATCGCCCAGGGTGTTTTCGTACATGCGGTACAAGTCAACCCAGCTCGGGTTATTCGTGTCTTTTGCATTTTCAACATTGTTACGCAAAGTGCCCAACTGCATTTGCACCCTGTCGGGTTGCGGCAGGTTCACATTCTCAGACTGCCTGTTGCCTTTTTTTTTGGTTGCGGCCCCACCCAAACCCGAAGCCCCCACCAAACCTCCCCCAAAAGGGGAGGCTTTAAAAAGCTTCGTGAATATATTTTCCTTGCTCATATTTTTTGCTTTAATGTCGTTTCTTCTTTTTTATCACCCCTTCCCGGTTTACCGGGAGGCAGGGGGGAGGCCTCCTCTAAAAAATATCATTGTCCCTTACCGCATCGCTGCCGAACCGGTAGCTGGTTTTTGGTGTGCTGTCTTCGTTGTACAGCGGTTCGAGCGTACACGACATGGTGCCTGATGCGATTTTTGCAATGGCCTGTATTTGCATCCTGTAATTTTCGGCAATGCGCTCGGGTATGTCGTTATCATCAACGGTATTGAACAGATAATACGCGGTGATGTGGATCATCAGGCGGATCATCAGGTCATTTCGCGCCGTGCCCGATTTTGCAAGCTCGCCGCTAATGTTGTAGTTTGCCCGCAATGGGTCAAGCTCCGACACTGCGAGGCTCTCGGCAGTTGTCAGGTTCTCATCATTCGCACCTCGCAACGAGGTGAGCGTATTAACGCCAATGATGCCCTTAAAGTCAGTTTCTGTAAGGAATTGCATAGATGGCTATTTAATGTAAAAATACAGCGCCTGAAAGCGGTCATAAGCAACGATTGAATGAATCGTTATTTCGCTTTCGTTGACGAATGCACAAAGGTCTTCCGGGTTTTGAAAGTGCTTTACTTTTAGCTCTTTCTTTTTTGGTTCTGTTGCCATAATTTAAACTATTTAGTTAAAAAATTGATCGTTCGTTTGTCTGGGCATATTGGCCGGTTCGCGTTTCCCTTTGCTTCCCGCCCTTGCCCTTATTAGTATCAAGTTTGTGAATAGCGCCCTCCACCATATCAGGTCCATCATCTTTAATACGCTTATCCGGAAACCCTAAAAACTGGTCGCGAAGGGTAATCATGTCGGGTTTTTGTTTCAATGCCCGGTTAAAGCGTATAAACCCGGCCTCGGTAAGCGGTGTTAAGTTCTCGATCCTTACCTCTTTGTCGGGCTTTTTGCGCTTATCGCCACGTATGCGCAACATGGGAGGGTTTGCGTCTCCGAAACGGTAATATTCTTCGAGCATTAAATCCTGAATGAAGTTTGCCTCCATCCAGTGTTTTATTTTTAGTTGATCGGGAACTTGTTTGGCAATTGTATAATGTCCGCGAACCATTTCGCCGGTGGAGCATTGACGGTCGAATATGTCGATGATGTCGTAATACCGCCCGATTTTACCGATCAGCCCGATGGCCTTGCAATCGCTGGTCATTGAGTTCTTATAACTTGGGTCGTTGTAGGTAATCAATTCATCGTATGCGCTCAGGTTCAAAATGTCTGTCCAGGGCAAGTGCTCCTCCTTAAACATTTTGCCGAAAATGATGTGTTGGTGGAAGTACTCTTTCAACCCGCTACGCCTGCCCATGCGGTTTATTTTATTCCAAAGCATCGCATACGTGTATCTTTCCTTCCACGCCGGGATGCCTTTTTCTGTAAGGTCCATTTGCCGTGTGCGCGGGTTTTCGATCGCATATACTTTCGAGTGGTACAAACCTTCGCGTATCGGATCACCTTCCTCAATATCGCCCGCAAATTTGGCCAGTACCGATTTGCGGTGAATCCGGTTTCCTATCATTATCAGGCGACTGCCGGTAATTGGCAAACAGCCGTAGAAGTCCTCAAAAATCCATTCGAGGCACTCGTCAACCAGGTCTTCATTCTTAACGAACTTCTTGTCATCAATATCATCAATCAGTCCGTATTTTGGCCTGAAGCTTGATTCCTTGATTCCGCGCGGTGATTGCCCGCGACCGAACGCCCAGAAGCCGTAACCCTGTGCCGAAACAAAATAACCATCCGTCCATTTGCCCGATCCGTATTGTTCGCCAAAATCGTCGATAAAACGCTTGTTAAACATCAGTTCGCTTTGCAAATCGGCAAGTAACTTATTTGCTTTTGGTTCTGTTGCCGAACCGATCACCATTCCTGTAAAGTCTTTGCGCGCAATCAGGATCATCGGAACGATTGTTCCGAAAATAGTACTCTTTGCATGTTCGCGGGGGTATTCCATCAAAGCGAGCAAGTCAGCCTGTTCGCTTATCTTTTTCATATCGCGCTTTTGGAAATAGGCGAAATCAGACAATGCCAGGTGTGAGCAATAGTATTTTGCAAATTGTGGCTCATGGCCGGGTTTCAAAAGGTCGGCAATGCGCTTTTTGCGTACCTCCTCCGTTTCGCGGCTTTCGGGGCTTAGCCGTTTAATGGCCGCCTTTTCCCGAAGCCATGCGTCATACTCCTGTTTCTCTTTGTAACGCATCGTTACGCTCATGACATTACCCTCCGCTTTTCGTTGATATAGTCATCGGCATGATCAACCACGTTCTGGGCAATGGCCATGTCAACCTCCTTTAGCCAGGCGGTAAATTCACGGATTATTTTAACCACTGCCGACCATTCAAGCTCTTTACCTTTAATGGTTGTAAAAAGTTTTTGCACAGCATCTATTTCGCCCTTCGGTATCAAAGCAGCTTTTAAATCTTCCATGCTCGGATTTTCATCCAGTGCGTTGCGCAGTTTTTCGGCAATTAATCGAATAATGGTAGTTTGATGTTCGAGTGCAATCAAAGCATTTTCTTCGGAAGTTTTACGGGCCAGCGATTGCATTGTGCGGCTTTTGCGCAGTCCGTTTTTCGTCACATACAGCGACACTGTTTTCTCCGAAATTTTCAATGTCCGTGCAATATCTTTTTGCTCCCACCCATCGGCGAAGAGTACATCAATAGCCGTATTTCTGGTTAGTGCCATTTTTTTTTGACGATTATTTCAGTCAAAAATCAGCATTAATAAGATGGTATTCCGGATTGTATAAAACGGTTGGACAGTAGTGTTTTACTGTTGGACACTTTGTAATTTTATCAAAAAAATTGATTGACTTTTGGAATGTCGAACAGCACAAAGGTATGACAAAATAGTTCAAAGTTCCAAGTTCCAAATTCCAAATAAATTGGCACAATGCAAACTTGAAACCTGAAACCTGAAACCTGAAACTTTAAAAAGCATGGAACTGAAATTTTCAAAAATATCGAACCGTAAAGAAAGCATCGTTGATATGTTCATTTATGATTTGCTCGGCATCAAGGATGAAGAAACCGGAAGGTATTTTGATGGAAACGATTTTGCCAGGGAATTGCGCTGGGTGGGTCAAAACTACGACCAGGTAAATGTGCACATTAATTGCGACGGTGGTTTGGTTTCACACGGACTGAGCATAAAAGCGGCTTTTGCCGATGTTCCGGCCAAAATAGTTACGATTAACGACGGTGTTTGCGCCAGTATGGGAACAATGCTTTTGATGAACGGCGACGAGGTAGAAGTAAAAGACTATGCCAAAACGATGTTTCACATGGCCTACCTAATCGACGAAAAAGGCAAACGTGTGGAAAAAGTATCGGCAAGACAGCAGGAAGGTTTAGACATGTGCAATGATACTTTGTTCCGCCTGATTAAAAAGCGTGGTAAAACCGACGAGGAGGCCCGTACGATCATCACCCCGATTGACAAGTGGTTTACTCCTGAAGATTTACAGGCAAACGGACTGGTTGACCGCATTATTGATACCGGGCGCAAAAAGGAATTGGCAGGGCTCGAACCAATGAAGTTAGTGGCAAAATTAAAATTAGAAAAAAACACAAATTTTTTAAGTATGAAAAAAGTAATTGCAAGGCTCAACGGTTTTGGATTGCAACTCGCAGAGGATGCAAACGAAGACCAGGTTGTTGCGGCTATGGTTGGTTTACAGGTAGGAGAAAGCGAAAAACCGTCTGCAAAGTTGGTTGATACGCTGATTGCTATTGGTAAAAAAACAGGCGCAGTAACCGACGGCGAAACCGGCAATGAGGCAAAGTTCCGCAAATTGGCCGAGGCTGATATGGAATTGTTTGTCGATCTGCTAGGTATCGACCAGTTATCAACCGCTCCGGCTCCGAAGGCTACACCCGAATTGGGTAAACAAGCCCGGATGAGTGTTCTGATTGCACAGGCTTCGACAGGCTCAGCAGCCGTTGTTGATGAAAAAGATTTTGCCTGGTACGAAAAAAACGATTCCAAAGCGTTGGCAAAAATGGAACAAATGGAGCCCGAAAAGTTCGCCAAATTGCAGGCGGCTGATACGGCTAAGTATCAATAATCTTTTAAAAATCTGAAAAGATATGGCACAAATTATTAAATGGCCTTTTGGCCCCGCAACTGTTGTCGCCTTAACCGCGACTGGTGCACAGGCAATTGCAGTCGCAAACGACATGACCCTTGTTGACGGTGTTACCGTTGCAGCTACCGGAAACCGTACCCTTAACCTGACCGTTGAAGCCAATTCGGTTAACGCAGGCGCCCGTTTGTTCGTTCAGAGCAAAACCGGAGGTACTGAAACCACCATTTTTGGAACTGCCATGAAAGGCGCAACCGTAACAGGTGCAGCTGGTAAAACCAAATGTGTAGAATTCATCTACGACGGCACTGATTTCGTTGAAGCCGGTACTCCTGTCCAAATTGACTAACAGTTAAAAAACAAATAAAATGGCAGAAATTAGCCCTATTAAGTACTCGAAAGAGTTACAAACGCAAATTTTCCCGGACAACAGCTTTTACAAGCATTCAATTCCGGAAACCGGGATCGCCGACACGACTGAAACGGTTGAAAGGCCTTATCAGGGTGCGATCGGAAAAGCAAAATCGGGAACGCCCACCTTGCCGCTTCAGGTAAGGACCGCCCGCGACGAAAAAGACAGCTATTCAACCGTATTGGTTTACGCCGATCCGATTGCGGTTGACCTTCCTGACGAATTCGCTTTGAATTACAACAAACGCGCATCAAAACAGGTGCAGCAGGCCGGCGAAATCAATACACGCGTTGCCAACATTGCAGCCGTAAACTGGGGGCCAACTGTTGCCACCAACATCCTGAAAACCTCGGGAGCTTCGCGTGCCTCTAACGTGGTGATCACTGCCTCCGGATCGGCAATTGCTAACCGTAAGGCTACTACCAAGGCGGACATGATAAAGGTGCACAACCTTTTAATGCGCATGAACCTGAGCGGAATTCAAGGCTCGTTATGGGGCTTGGTTACTGCCGACTTTTACAGCGATTTGCTGGCGCTTGCAGAATTTACCGATTACGACAAAACCGGGAAGGAAAGTAAGCTTGCTCAGGGCATCCTGGGAATGATCATGGGCATTAACATCATGACCCGCGCTACCGAAGAGCAACACATTGGCTTGGTTTATTCGGCTGCTTATGCCAAAAACGCTATCGACGCGCCCGTTTTAACAAACGACGCCCCTGCCAACCTTTTCTGGCACGATAAGATGACTGCGACAGCCGAAGGTGCGCTCAGAACAGTGATCACACCAAACGCGCCGGGTTACATGGGCGCTACAATCATCGAAACCTGGACACGCTTCGGCGCTACTCAGGCACGTTACGACCAAAAGGGTGTAATTGCCCTTCTTGAGGAAAACGCATAGTCATATTCATCCGATGACTTCGGTTCATCGGATGAATGAATCAGGAAACCTTTTTTTTTGCATTTCTGATATTTTCAATTGGTGTTTTGGTTTTGTAGAGACGTTGCATGCAACGTCTCTACGATCAAACACACAAACAACCCGCGATGAAACGATTTTTAGAACCCATAACCGGCATAATTTTAGGTTTTTTGAGCTGGGAGGCCTGGACAGACATATTGCTTTCGTTGTTCGTCGCATTCATGGGCGGTGCAATGGCATACCTCGGAAAATGGCTTGCAACGATGGTTCTTCGCAGTGTCACAAAGCGGAAGAATGTTTTCATATCGAAAATAAGGGAAGCAATGAATACCCGGAATAGCCCTGATGACGATCTTATTTTTTAAATAAAAAAAGATGAGCGACTTTTTTACAGCATACCTGCAAACAATGGGCCACGAGGGGCAATATTCGAACGATCAGCGTGACCGTGGCGGCGAGACATGGAAAGGCGTTGCACGCAAAATGCACCCGGAGTGGGACGGCTGGCTAATCGTTGACATGATCAAACGATCGGTAATCACCAGCGACCTTTCGCACATTCTGAGGGACGATGAAGAGCTCGAGGAATTGGTTCGGGCATTCTACAAAGCGGAGTTCTGGGACAAATTACTCCTTGATCAAATAAAAGACCAGGACATCGCTTCCGAGATTTTTGATACTGCCGTTAACCAGGGATTGGTTAAAGCAGTGAGTTACCTGCAAAAGTCGCTAAACCTCTTGAATAACGATCAATCGCATTACAGCGACATTAACGAAGATGGAAAAACAGGCCCGGCAACCATGAGAGCTTATTTGGCTTACATGCTTACCGCTCATTTTCCCGGAAGGTCAACCGCCAGAAATACGCGGACACTGCTTAAGGTGATGAATGCCTTGCAGTTTAATAAGTATATAAGCATCTGCGAGGCAAACCAGACTCAGGAAGCGTTTTTTTATGGATGGGTGAACAGGGTTTAGTTTGGCTTAATGAAAACAAAGGAAATATACATGTACGCGCTGGGAGCCTTGATAGTGATCGGTTTTTTTCTGGTCCTGTTGGTTGTTTTCCGTACTGAAATGCCTGAAAAGAATAAAGATATTGGATTGCTTGTAGTTGGGGCTTTGGTGGCAAAGTTTTCTGATGTGGTGTCGTATTTCTTCGGAAGTTCAAAGGGATCGGCTGATAAAACTGAAATCATTAATAATCAAAAAAATGAAATTTAAAATATTAACACTCATAGCGTTTTTATTGCTTGCCCTGGTAAGTTGTAAAACTACCCGGCCAGCTATCATTGAAGTGCCGGTGCAGTACAAAGAGCGCATTGTTGAACGACTGGTCCCGGTTGAATTACCGGCTGACAGCGCCAATGTTTTCGCATTGCTCGAATGCGACTCAACCAAACAGGTTATACTGAAAGAACTAAGCGAAGAAAAAAGCAAACGCATTCAAAGCCTGTTTTCTTTTGATTCAGGATTATTAAAATATAAGGCAAAAACAATTCACGACACTGTTTATCTTCCGGCAAAGGATTCAATCATTTACAAAGAAATTCCCATCCGTGTCGAAATCCCAATTGAAATAAATCGATTAACAAAATGGCAAAAATTCCAGATGAACGCCGGGCGATTGTTTTTCCTGATAATTATATTATATGTGATTTATACGGTATTTAAATGGAAAAATAGAATATTAAAATAACAACTTGTGAACAACTTTTCCAAAGTTTTTTCAGGCTTGGACAAACTTTGGGAAAGTTATTAATTATTAAAATGAAGAATTTAAACGATCATTAAATAACATTTAAAACAAAAAAAAATGGCAGAAAACACAGGTATTATTAGTGGTGGCGACATTATGGTGTATGTGAATACCGGAACGGAGGCTGTGCCGGTTTGGACACCCACTGCTCACGCCACGGAGCACAAAATCAGTCACAGTACTGAATTGCGCACCCGAAAAACAAAAGACACCGGCAAGTCAAGTCAGAAAAAGGCAGGCGAGCAATCAACTACAATTAACATTTCTGCATTGGCCACTTATGGCACTCACAACTATTTCGACCTTCGCACCCTCCAACTGGCAGGCGCTGAGGTGATGCTGAAATATTCAGGCCGCCTGGCGGCTGATGTCACGGCAGGAAAGGCCGAAGTTTCAGAACAGATAGGCGATAAGTACGAACAAGGTAAATTCCTGATTACTTCCCTGGAGCGTACCGATCCGACTGACGCCGATTCGACCATGAGCGCAACGTTTGAAAATTCGGGATTGCCTGAAATTAAAACAGTAGCAATTTAGTAACGCGCAACCGTAGAGACGCGCTATAGCGCGTCTCTACCACCACGCGCATCAACAATCATTCATCATTCATCATTAAAAATTTATCACCATGTCAGAGCCACAAACAACAATCGTTTACAAAGGATCGACCTATCCTTTTTACAAAACCAACCGCGGTCAATTTGATTTTGAGAATGCCGGGTTTACTACCGAAGATATTTTAAAGGGCAAAACAGGGGCAATGTTAGCCCTGATATTTTTCAACCTTCGCGACTGTGCCAAACGCGCAGGAACACCTATTCAGGACAGTTTTGAACAGTTTATCGACGATTCGGAACCGGACGTGATTAATGTATTTATGAGGCTGAAAGAAGAGCGCGAACGATTAACGATTGAAGATTAACGATTGATTGACAATTAGACTATTTACAATTTACGATTTGGCTTCGCCCGTAAATTCGCCCGTAAATTGTAAATGGTAAATAATAAAATAGTAAATAATAAAATGATACTTGATGATGAAATTGGGGTGGCTCTCGGAGTAATGGGGATGAGCCTTGATACTTATCTTGGTCTCACCCCATCTCAATTTCAGCGGGCTTACGAACTTTACCTGGAGAAAATAAAAAGCGACCGGGAACATGCTGAAAATGTAGCCTGGCAAGTGGCGCGCTGGCAGGTATTCCGCACACTGTGCCCTCCGGATAAAAAAAAGATAAGCGTTTTTGACTTGATTGAGCTGCCCGGAGACAAGGAGCTGCGGAAACCGAAGACCGGAAAAGGGAAACCGGTAAAAGACGAAGCAAGATTCAGGGCATTGGCTGAAAAATGGGGAGAAAAAAGCCTCCCCCCTGCCCCTCCGAAGGAGGGGTGATAAGAACGCACCGAACGAGAGTAATGAAAATATAAACAATTGAAACGATTTTTAAGCCTTCCGCCAGCTGGCGGAGAGGTTTGGAGGGGGCTTCCTTATATGGCAAAGATTTTTAAATACATACTCGATTTTCAGGGAAATACCTCCAAAATACAAAAAGATATTGGCGGCTTAACCAGTAATTTGAAGGGAATTGCTGCGGCTGCCGGGCTTGCTTTTGGTGCATCTGAAGTTATAGGTTTTGCAAAAGAGTTGATCAATTTGTCAGGTGTGGCTGAAGGTGTGCGGTCGGCGTTTGATAAAATTGGTACTACCGGCGATTTAGACAACATGAGGAAGTCGGTGCGCGGCACGGTTGGCGACCTTGACCTGATGAAGCGGGCCGTGTCTGCAAAGAATTTAGGAATACCCGTGCAAGAGCTTGGAGGACTATTTGCGTTTGCGGCAAAAAGGGCACAGGATACTGGTCAGTCGGTTGATTATTTGGTTGATTCGATCGTGATGGGTATCGGTCGCAAGAGCCCGCTGATTCTCGACAACCTTGGAATTTCGGCGATTCAACTTAAAGAAAAATTAAACGGGGTCGCCCTTGAAACTGCGAGTGTTGGCGACATTACAAGGGCCGTTGGGCTGATCGCCCAGGATTCGTTTAAGAAAACGGGCGATATCCTTGATACAAATGCAATCAAAATACAAAATATAGTTGCCGATTGGGAAAATTTCAAGCTTTCGATTGCCGAAAATGTTGGCTTTAATGAGTTTATTGGAAAAGAAATTAGCGCGCTCGACGATGAGCTAACCGTTCTTTTTGGCAAGCATATAAGTAACTGGGAAAAGTTTAAGTATGCAATAGACTTGTTTGACCTTGCCGGGCAGGTTCAATATTTGGCACAAAAAGAACGAAGGCTTACAGAACAGCATATTGCAGGAGCGAAAGCAATTGACGATTACGACAGAGCAATAAAACAAGCAAGGGCTGGCACTGTCACTGCCGGAACTGCAACGGTGACCTATGGCGGCAAGCTGGAAGGCTTGAAAACGAAACTTAACACGCTAAAAGAGGGGCTGGACTTGATTGATGCGACCGACAAGGTTGCAATTGCAACTCAGAAACAAAAAATTGCACTGGTAGAGGCGCAAATAAAAGGCATTACTGCCGTTGCTGAAGCTTCAAAATACCAGGCCGGTACAATTGGCGCCCTGGGCGAAGAAATTACAAAACTCAACGAAAAGTTTTTAATGACCAACGCGACCGACATCGAGTCGATTGCAATAATTGGCGAAAAAATCACGGCGCTCGAAAGGCAGAAAGCCGTTATTGCCTCCATTGCCTCCGACCCGATAAGTTTCCGTACCGATTCGTTTGGCGCATTGCCAACCGCGAGGGTAACCGGAAAACTCAACGTAGAAGGCAGCGGAAAAGCTTTCGACACAAAGGCTACCCTGAACGTTGACAGCCTCCTTAAAGGTATGCCTGTTTTTACAGCGGCTCAGGAAGACATGAGGGCTGAAATGGCCGCAACCGAAGAAATGACTCAAACGCTGGCTACTTCATTTGCGGGTGGATTTGACCAGATCGGACAAAGCGTAGTTGCCGGAATGGGGTTAGCAGAAGATGGGCTCGAAGGTTTTGTAGGTGGACTGGCAGAAACGGCCATCAAGCTAATCTCAATGTTTCTGGCTCAGGCACTTGCAGCGGCAATCACTGGAGCGTCACTTGCTTCAACGTTTACCGGGGCCGCTGCAATATTTACACTTCCTGCATATATTGCCGCTGGAGTTGCCGGTGTTATGGGTGCTTTTGCTTCAATCCCTGCTTTTGCTGCTGGTGGTATAGTTTCGGGTCCAACATTGGGGCTGATGGGCGAATACCCGGGAGCATCAACCAACCCCGAAATTATCGCCCCCCTATCAAAACTGAAAGAAATGATCGGCGGAAACAACCAGACGATCATACTGCAACCGTCGCTTGAGCTTGGTTATGAAGGCTTAAGGGTACGATTAAACAGGGTGAACGCGAACGTAGGGAAAAGAACGTAGTAAGGGCAGCCACAAGGGCAGCCCCAACAATGAAATTAACAAATTAAAAAATAAAATTATGGCAACGCTCAAAACATTGGTAATTACAAACAAAGTGACCGAAGCGGTCAGGATCGACAGCGAAAGTTGTGCAATAATGGTAACAACGACAGAAGCATCGACTGTTACAGTTGAACGGTCGGTTGATGGTAATGTGTTTGCAATCATCCCGAATGTGTCGCTTGTGGTGAATGGTTCCGACGGGTTGAACTTAACCGATATCGTGCCTGGTCAGTGGCTCCGGGTTACTTCGACAGGTGCGATTACACTTTGCAAAATCTTATTCTGATGATTCGCATCGCAGAATCAATCGCGAAGTCAGCGGGGTTTCATATAGGAGCAAATTTGCACCAACAATGGTACGGCATTGAACGTGACGTCACAATTGCATCGCCTGATTGGACGAGAATAGCAAGTTCACCTTCTGCAATGTCACTTCATGCCTCACTTCCTGTTCAGTCGAGTTTGAAAGGCGTGCTTTTAAATGCTGATAAGTCAGTTAATTACTATCTTGATGCAAATGACTGGACAAAGAAAGCAGATGGTACAGCAAGTGACAGAACAGGGGCGCACGGTAATGTAATGGTCAGAAAAGATGCTGATACGTATTGGAAATTTGAAACGGTTGGTAATATTCAACGGGTAAAATGCTCAATGTATCCACTTGCAGGTTTTACGAAATTTGAAAAATGGAATGTAGGAGCCTACGAAGCTAAATTGGTAGCTACTAAGCTAAGTTCTATTGCAGGGGTTACGCCAACGACTTCGCGTTCGGAAACGACATTCAGAGCGGATGCGAGGGCTAATGGGGCAGGTTATCAGCAATTATGGAACGAGCCGAGCGTTGAAATCAACTGGATGCAGATTGTTGAATTTGCTTCATTTAACATTCAAAAAGCAGTCAATAACACATTAACAGCAGAGGGCTACAGACAGGGTGGTATAGGCAATGGAGTCACAACGGCAGTGAGTGAGGAATGGTCAGCGTACAATGGGTATAATCCATTCATTACCTGTGGAGCATCTGATAGTCTGGCGAACGGTACTGGTGAGGTTCCCGTAACGATTCCAAACTTTGGGGGAGTAGGAATTAATCGAACTTTCACCGTTCCTCGTTACCGTGGAATTGAGAATCATTTCGGACATATCTGGAAGTGGGTTGATGGCGTAAGTTATAACCATCTGGCTGATAGGCGTGAATGTTATGTGTTTGACGATCCTTCATTGATTGCTGATAATACAAGTGTTAATGCAAGATATGCCGGAAATGTTTCGCTTACGGAAGGATGGGTAAAAACTATACTATTCGGAGACAAGGGAGATATATTTGCGAAAAGCGTTGGCGGATCATCAACCACCCAATTTTGTGATTATTTCTATGCGCCCGCATTGGGTAGTGGCTGGGGGGCTCTGTTTTTCGGTGGTGATGCGAATCTTGGGGCGGGTGCGGGTCGGGCTGCGGCTACGCATTACAGTGCGTCGAATTCGGCTACGAGTGTCGGGGCGCGCCTCTCTGCACGATAAAACGAACACGAGAAATACTTTTTAGGATTACATGAAACGGCTGAATTAGCATCAATCAAATATGAATCTGCATTATCAAATTGGTTGAATAATAAAGTTAAACCAATTACGGTAAAAGAAGGGTTTAAAGTTTGTAAAGTATGTCTGAAAGAATTAGAAGTTACTGAATTTCACATTACCAAAACAATGAAAGGTACGCCATCATTAATGTACCAATGTAAGGAATGTGAAAGTAAGGCAAAGATGATTAGATACCAAAATAAAAAATATGGTCTAACTAATTTTAAATATATGGGGTGTACTTTAGAAAATGATTCTCCTATTGAAGATCAAATAAAAAGAGTTGAGAATTGTATAAGAAATACTAAAATTTAGCTGACATGAAAACATTTAGCAATTTACCAATCCCTGAACAACAGGTATGGAAGGCAGGACAGCACTTCGTTTCGTTCAATCACAAAGATAACGGAGTACAGACAGAAGGTGATGAAGGCAAACGTTACGAGGCTGAATTTACAATTGTTGACAACTTAGATGAAGCTGAGTTATTACGTGCCACCCACCGACATTTTCAGGATGCAACACTTGAACAGCAGGTGATTGATAATATCGAAGTTGAAGGAGGAAGCGCAGTTAAAGTAAAGAAATTGTATGACGAAAACCTCCCTTACTTGAAATCGGCTGATATAATCAGAGATAACACATTAATCAAGAGCAGCGAAGTAATTACAAGTACCGTATTGCCCGTTGATGATGTGATTAAAAAAGTTAACGAAAAGGTTGCAAACTATGTTATTGACCTTTCAAAAGGCAGTAGAACGGCCGCAACTGACTCGATGATTAATAATTTAATTTTTGACGGAAACACAATAATAACAATCGACCCATTATGAAAAAGGTAAAAGTCAAGAAGAATAAGAAGGTTAAAATCGTCAAGAACGGTAAAGTAATCTTTGAAAAAACAGCAGACAAAAACTGGCTGATTGAAACAAACGATGAAGTAATTACAACATAATCGCAAATAAATAAATAGTAAATATATGGCATACGGACTCAGGCTACGAATCGAATATAAGGACATTAATGAAGTATTGACCCGCGTTAACATCTATCAGGATGGGTACTCGGGTGTGGCCGATGTTCGCTACGCGCATGCAGGGCTTCAAATTGTATGGGGCGATCAGGGTGGCGAGGGTTTGCCGCTGATTTACGGTTCATCGGCCACTATTTACTTTGATGCCGAATTCGACTATGAATATTCTTACCTGTTCAGCGCTGATGCGCACAAGCACCGGGTTGACATTGAGAAGGCCGGAACGCTTATCTGGACTGGACATGTTGAACCTGATTCGTGGTCTGAACCGTTAATTGCCGCTCCCTACCCGGTGCAGCTCACCGCCTATGACGGTCTTGGGTTCCTAAAAGATACGCCATACGTGCCAAACGAGCGCAAAACGGTCGGCACCATTCTTTCTGAAATATTGGCAGAAACGGGGCTCAACATCGCGATAAATACCGACATTGACTGGACAGAATCGGCAGGCGCAGGCTTGTTGAGCCATTCGATTGATACGGTTGTTTTTGAAGATATGAGTTGTTACGAGGTGCTCGAACAGTTGTTCCAGGGTTGCCGCATCTTCCAGCGACTGGCGCAATGGTTTATCATTAGCAATACCAAGTCTGCCATACAGCCGGTAACTGCTTCAGGGTTTTGGCAGGAAAACGCTGCCGACATGCAGGTTCTTCCGGCAGTCAAACAGCAAATTGTAAATCAGGATTTCGGGTACAACGAAAACCTGATAAAAAACGGTTCGTTCGATCAATACAACATCGAGCTTGCAAAGTTCGAGACGTGGACAAACGTGGGTGAACGCCAGTACAGCGCGTTTTAAATGATAAAAATGAAAAGTTTGTATATATCCCCGGCAAACAGTACTGGCCAAAAATGGAAACCCGCGGATATACGAACATTAATAAGTTTATCAAAAAGCAAATGGCGGTTGAGCAATCGGCCAGTATCCTTAACGTGACTATGAAGTATGCGCTGATGGGCGCAAAGTATGCCGCTGCCATGTTCGTAAAAATTCAGGTGGTGGGCGAAACGCAAACGTATTACATGAGGCGCAAACCGTTAATTCCAAAAGATGCGGAATTTGAGTGGCTACTTGATGACGGCACGATCCCGGCGGCTAACGTTGATGATACAAACGCCTATGTATGTCTGAAAAGCAGCGTGGCCAAATACAAAACTAAAACGATGCTTGTGGATGGCGAAGAGGTACCCGCTTATTACAATACCTACGAACAGGTGACGGCCTATCCACACAATCAGGTGATAGACCACTTCGAGACGTTTAAAGCTTCGGTGCCTCATATCCCAATTTCGGGAATGCTCGAAATTTACCTTTATGTGCCGTACCACGATAAGGTGGAGATTGCAGGTTCCTGTTTTACAGGCATCGAATTTGAACTTGTTGATGAAGCTGAACAAAAATATCCATCGGACAAAAAGACAACGATTGTAAACAATTCACGCAATAATTACACGCCAAGTGACATTGAGCTGGTTGTTGGCGACTATCCGGATATCCAAAATGCTAATATTATCTATTCAGGTGGTTTTCGCAGGCCTGACGATGGCGTTACGACAGGGTGGAGACTTGCAGGTGGAACGCTGCTGCCGTTTGCCGAATTTATAGGGCGTATGGCTGCCACGGCGCAACGCGTTCCGCGACAAAGCTGGCTGGCGCGCCTGGCCGATGTGGTACCTACCGTGCACCTTGTGATTGAAGACGCGAACAATCCGGGCAAACGCTTTATTGAAAGCGGGATTACATACGACGACCGCTGGCAGACCGTTGAAGGCGAGTTCGTGGAGCTGCTGAGTGTTGATGCTTCTTTGTCGGTTTACGGCGAAACGACTTATCAACTTCCCGACAAAATTGAATTTATCCGCCCTGTTGACCCGCGAAATATTGAAGAGCGCGTTACGTTGATCGACAAAAACGGCTCGAAGGTTTCGTTCCCGGGATACCTGTACGAAAATGATTTTGAGGCAAAGAAATTCAGTCCGTCTGCCGAGCTTACGCAGGATGGTTTTACCAGGCTGCAAATAAAGAACAGGGGTGTAACTCCATACGCGCTCGATTTCGACAGCGGAACGCCGCAATTTAGCCTGAAGGGTGCAATGGTTGAGTGCAATGTTGACGGAAATCCAAATAAAATCAGGATAAGCGCGGGTCAGCTCATCAGCCACCATTTTAATGCACGCGACCGCGACGACATACTAACACTGATGGAATCATGATATACGATCCAACACGCGCCTGGGATGTTGCCGAAACGGAAATTACGTTTTTGAACAACAACGCACACTACCTGTACCTGATGGTAGAGATTAATGAACTCGCCACTACCTCTGAGGTAATTGCCTCTGAGGATCACATTGACCCGCTACGTGACGAGGGGTACATTATTTACAAGCTGGGGATTGTTCAGGGGGTTGTTGACGGGGTTCGGGAAGCCAGCATGTTGTGGGGAAACGTGAAAACTACCCCCGACAAGTATTACAGACAGACACAAACTGCCCATGGATTTGCGGTGGGTAATGCGGTGGGGATTGTTGGAAGTACATGGGTAAAAGCGAAAGCTGATTCTCCGGCAAATGCGGTAACGCTCGGACTGGTTTCGCAGGTGGTTGATGCAAACAATTTCAGGTACGTAAAAGGCGGCGTTCTGGCCGGAACTTATACCGCAGGGGCGAATTACTTTCTTTCAACTTCGGTGGCCGGCGACCTGATGATCCTTTCAGAACCGGAAGTGTGGACAGATGGGCAGGTTCGTCAATATATCGGAACGGGAACCAAAAACGGTGATGGGCTGGATGTGGAGATAGATATCGGGGATGTGGTAGGTATCGGATTAGCCCCAGACAAATATGTCAGCGCTATTTCTTTCGATGCAACATACAGGATACTGTCACTAACACGGACCGGGGGCTTGCCAGCACTTTCGGTTATCCTCCCTTATCCAGCTTCTGATATTGCCTTCGAAGCCAGGGACGTGACCAAAGGCATAGCACAGACCTATGTGCTTGATATGAAAGCCTCATGGCCTTACCGGATCCTTTCCATTGTAACGGAAAGCGACGGTACCTTGACAGGAGTGTCTGTCAAGATCAATAGTACGGCAGTGTCAGGACTGGGAAGCCTTTCAATAGGGACTAAGGCAGAAATAAATGCCACGAGTGCCAATTCGGTAGCAACAGGTGATGTGGTAACGATCAACACGGCAGCTACTTATTCCGATAACCCGACCTTGATCAGGGTTAAACTGAAAATACAGAGGGTATGAGAATAATATTTCTCTCGAAAAAAGGGGCGGCAGCGGTATTGCCAGCGGTAGTACTTGATAGCATCAGTAATGTTACGTTACTGGATTTTGTATATCATGCGAATGTGACCAGCGACGGAGGCTCAACGGCGACTCTGAGAGGGATTGAGTTCAATACACACGCTGATTTTTCTGGATTTTACCAGCAACAAGGCAATGGTTCAGGGACAGGTGAATTTAGCGGGTCTTATACACCTATGGATGAGTATGGTCAACCTATGCAGCCTGACACTACCTATTATGTACGTGCATATGCCGTAAATTCGGTAGGAGTAGCGTATAGTAACGTGATTAGTTTTACAACTCCAACAGTTGCAGTCCCTCCACCAATTACATTGTCGTCTGTTGCGGCAGAATCATCATATACAGCAAAATTTACAACGAATGTTGCCGATAGCGGTGGAAGTCCGATTACATCCAGGGGCTGTAATTTTTATACCAATTCTGGTCTTACAGGGACGCCAATCACTTACGATCAATCCCAAAATACCGGGGTAATAACAGATACTGTTGAAGGGCTTCAACCAAATACAGCATACTGGGCAAGGGCATGGGTTACTAATGCTATCGGTACAACCTTATCAAACGTAATTAACTTTGCAACACCGTTAACTGGTATTGTTCCCTCCATAACTCTTACGTCTATAACAGGGATAACAAGTAGTAGCGCCAATTACCTTGCTGACGTAACATCTGGGGGCGATAGTACGATCATACAGAGAGGATGTGAATTCTATACTTCGCCTTCGTTTAACGGAGATTTCCTGAGTTCGTATCATTCGCTCAACGAAGAAGGTGTGTTTTCAGGTACTGTTATTGACCTTCAACCAAATACCACTTACTATGCCAGGGCTATGGTTAGAAATACGGACTGGATAAGTTACAGTAACTCAATAAGTTTTACAACGGGGGCTCCGACTGTTACTCCAACAATAACCTTAGATTCGGTATCCCCGTTGCGGATGCGTGGAGTTGATATTTTTAACAACTCTGGATTAACAGGTGACTACACGAGTATAGTGCAGACATTGGGTATAGGCGCAATGGTGATTGCTTCAGGCAATATGGAACCTGATACGAATTATTGGGCGAGAGCATGGGCTTTGAATTCACTAACGGCAGGAGTTCAAATTGCCACAACTGTTGGCAGCGACGGCGGTTCTACTGTAACAGGGAGAGGTTGCGATCTTTTTACGACGCCTGATTGTTCTGGAACACCGATAGGGTTCACACAACAATCCGTCGTTGGGCCATTATCAAATCCCTTTCAACAACAACTACAATCAAATACTACCTACTATGCGAGAGCATGGGCGCAGAACGCTAATGGTATAGGTTACTCGAACATTGTTAGTTTCTACACCGGGGATCTGCTGCAAGAGGTTGTCATTAGTCTTGACGTTACTGTACAATCATCAACATCAGTAATTTTTACTGCCGTAATAGAATACGGATCAGGTTATTCAGACGGTTCAAAATCGTATAGCCCTGTTGTATCATTCACGACAACAAGCTCCGTTCCTCTTGTTTCAGCAGGTATGATAACAAACATCTTTTATGACAGATTCGATTATTCGGGTACTGTCAATTCGGATGGCGGTTCGTCAATTATTCAAAGGGGAATCGTATGGAATCTTACGGGTAACCCGACATTAGAATCATATATCGGGATAACAACAGATGCCGGCGATATCGGATCATTTTCGGGGACTGCTCCGTCACTGGTGACAAGTCAGACCGTCCGAATCCTGGCTTATGCGAAGAACGCGGCCGGCAATGTCGGGTACAGCAATGAGGTTAATTTCTATTCTTTGAGATCAAGAATTATAAGCATAACCGAAATAACCAGTACATCGTTTGTAGCCAACTGCATTATTGAAGGTCCTGCACAGGATACTATAAGTAGTAGAGGAGTAATATTTGCAGCACATCCAGATCCTCAGTCTTCAGACATGCTACATCTTTCCGGGAACGGAAAAGGTGAGTTTTCAGTATTGGTACAATCTAATCCGGGACATGTTATAACTCCAAACACTACTTATTTTATCAAAGTTCATACACTCATAAATGGTGGAATATTTTTCCCTGAAAGTGAGAATGAATTGACATTTACAACACTACCATAAAAATAAAAACATGGGAAGACCAAGACCAAATTCAATCATTGTTAACACATCAGTAAGTACAGATACTGACATTTCTATAACGGGCCTTTTAAAAGGCAGTGCTGGTAAAGTACGGGCAGCGTTGGCCGGGATTGATTATGTAGCAACAGATGATTCCCGACTGACGGATGCACGTGTTCCTGCAGACACCTCCGTAACTTATACCAAAGTTGCCAATGCGCTCAAAACACGCGCAACTGTTACCGCTTCTGTTGACTTATCGGTTAACGGCATTGGCGCCATTACCCTGACCGGAAACACGGCCTTTTCGTTCTCCGGTTTTGAACTGAATAAGTCGTTTCTTCTGATTATCACTCCAAACGGGTTCACCCCATCGTGGGCAGCAGCGGCAAAGCACGTGGCGGTGGAAGGGAACGCCACATTTGGAACCTCGGGAGTATTTTACGTGAACCTTTTGTGCATTGATGCGACATCGGGCAGCGAGAAGCTATTAACCACTGTAATGAAAGGGGCTTAGGATGATACCGGGAATAGGAATGATTGGTCACGTTGGTCACGTTGGAGAGGACATTAACCTTACAACCGGATTGACAAACGCATTTAACTTTGAAGGGGATTGCAATGATTACGTGGGCGGTACGTATGAGTCGTACTCGGCACCGGCATATAACAATGTTGCCGGAATACACAATTACTACGCAAACTTTTACAGCGATACTGGCGTGTATGCAACCTTTTCGTCGCTAACAGGAGCTTTTAACTCTTATAACATGAGCCTTTCAGTGTGGGTGCGCAACAACGGGAACAGCCCTTTTATCTATAACACACAATCTTCCGGATACGGTTTCTTTATCAATCTCAGCTCAAATCTAATCACCGTTTATGCCAATACAAGCGGAGGATTAAAGTCTGTTTCAGGGACAATCGTAGATTCACAATGGTGTCACATAGTGGTTACAATGAAAACAAATGGTTATCTGTGCCTGTACATTAATGGTACACTGGCCGGCAGCGTGGCGATAGCTACAAGGATTCTCGGAACAACGGCGGCTATCAAACAAGATACAGGAGGTGGTAGCGGCTCTGGATCGTTCTGGATTGACGAGTGGTACTTGTGGAATCTGGAATTAGCACAGGCAGCAGTAACAGCTTTGTACAATGCCGGTTCCGGCAGATTTCATCCAACTTTTTAAATTATAATTAATATGAAACACTTAATCAAAAACAATCAAATCGTACAATCAGGGATCCCAACTCATTTTACACGCGAAAGTGGTGAGGGTTTTTGGGGAGGGTATGAAACCATGACCGATATTCATTACCAGGATGGTTGGCGGGAAGAAGTTGTACCGGAACATGATCCGTCGGTTTAAATGCCTTTTGCGGTGTTATGCTCCGTACGCTGCAGCGCTGTTTAAATAGTCTTTCAACAGGTCTTAAACGAGAAGTTGAGCAGATTGAGCAGTACTCGACGTATGAGGCACCCGTTTTTACGCATGTATTTATTTTTTTTGTACAAATTGATTTCGAAATTTGTACTTTTTGATTTTGGCCGATTAGCTTGTATCCTCAGGGGATAAATAAGGTACTCGAACTGATTGGACCGGCGACTTTACTTGAATCAGCCTGCCTTCTCTGCCACCATGGGATTGTATGTGTTACCGGAATCTTGGGGAAAAAGGGAACAATCGATCATTTCTACCCGATTAAAGATATTCC